GTCAAGAATGAACCCATATGAAAAGTTACTCAATAGAAAGAGAACATGGACACCCGTCCAAACAACAGCTGGGAAGCTTAAATCTGGAGCTGAAGAGACCATCTACCGTGCTCTCGCAATACGCCATATGGAGCTACCAGTTGGCGAGTTTATTGCAGAATCACTTGAAAAAGAGGTTCCCGAATCTGCACGGACTTTATTAGAGTCAAACGTCAAGGATGAGATCAGACATGATCTTGCCCTTGGCTACATAACCAACGCTATAGGCGTTGATGAGAAGGCAGAGAAAGAAGCCTTCTTACTACGGGATGAGTGGGAAGCACACCCTGACCACATGATTACCAAAGCTTTAGTTATTGAACGTGCTATATTCTTTGTTCTATTGCCTATGTTTAGGTTTAATGGCGATGCTGGTCTCAGAACGGTATCAGCTGATATTTCCAGAGACGAACAAATACACGTGGCCACTAATAGCCTTGTATGTCACGATATGGGCTTATCTTGGAGTCAATCTCTGGATAAACTTAGGAAGGCCACGATTAATTGGATCATGGAGCCATTAGGTAAAAATACTTATGGCGATAAATATTTAAGCAAAAAATTTTGGCTGGATTCTAGCGATAATCTTATGTATAACGGCAAGGCTCCAGAGCTTTCGGAAACTAAGTCAGCAAGAATGCCAGCGTTCTTTGAACATAGTAATGTCAATCTCCCCCAATACTCTTGAGTCCATACTCGGACCAAACTTAGAACAAATCCTCTCGGAGTTGGAGGAAATCTACCCAGCTACAACTCCAACCCCAGAGGATTCTCTGGAAAGAATTATGTACAGATCTGGTCAACGCTCAGTAGTTGATTGGATTAAAACCCGAATTAAACAGGACAATTAAATGGCATATCAACAACAAACAAAAGACGATATTAATGCAGCTTATCAAGAGATCTTTGGTAGAGACGCTTCATTTGGAACCCTTGGCGGTGCTGATTATTGGGCTGATCAAATGGATAACCAAGGCTTGACACTTGATGACTTGAAAGGTCATTTAGCAGCTTCAGCTGAAGGTCAATCAGTTACCACAGATGCTGCTGGTAATAAATCAAGTTGGTTAGGTGGTGTTAATCCAAACCAATCTATTGCTAATACTTGGGCTAGTGATGCAACAAAAACTGACCCTCTTAATAAAACATGGGCTTCTCACTTTGATACGGGTGGGGCTTTGGCTGGTGATTTAACAGGTACTATCTGGGAAGGTATGTCTGGTGCAGGTACATCGACTAACCCAACTACAAAAAACGTAGCTGGTCTTTTAAACGCTACTTACAACACTAATAATCCTAACTCTACTTTACCTAATCCTTATTATCAGAATGATCCGATAACTGCTGATACAGTTATTCCAGGTGGAGATGATGGTGCAACTTTTGGTGGTACTCAAGCTGCTGCTGATGGTTGGTGGAATCAATTTGCTGATGCTGATGCCTTCAAATCATTCCTACAAGGTGATCAAACCCAAGGCTCTGGTGGCATGGATGACTTCATGAAGTTCATGATGCTCATGTCTGTCATGAAAGGTGGCGGTGGCATGGGTGGTGGCTACGGTGGTAGTCAATACGGCTACGGTGGTCTAAATCCAGGTGGTGTAATGCAAGCCTATGATCCACTAGCACAGCTACAAGGTATGGGTACTTGGTTTAAAGATAACTTTGGATCAGGTGGAGCAACTACTGGCACAGTTAACACAGGTACAACCTAAATAAAATGACAGCAAAAACTAGGTATGATTATTTATCAGGCGAACGTACCCAGTTTCTAGACGAAGCAGAGAAAGCAGCGGAATTAACTCTTCCATATTTAATACTTAAGGATCAATACACCAAGGGGATGAGACATCTTCCTACACCTTGGCAGAGTGTTGGAGCAAAATGTGCAGTGACATTGGCAGCAAAATTAATGCAGTCAATGCTCCCTGTACAAACCAGCTTCTTCAAGCTACAGGTAGATGAAAGTCAACTTGGTCAGGAATTTGGTCCACAGATTAAATCAGAACTAAACTTATCTTTTGCAAAGATTGAACGCACAATACTAGAGGCTATAGCAGCTTCCAATGATCGTGTTGTTGTGCATGAAGCCCTTCTACATTTAGTTGTAGCAGGTAATGCACTTATCTTTATGGGTAAGGATGGTCTGAAAGTATATCCGCTTAATCGCTACGTTGTAGAACGAGATGGTGACGGCAATGTGATCGAAATAATCACGAAGGAAACAATTGCAAAGAAATTAATTGAAGATCAACTACCAGCTGAGGTGCTTAATCAGTACGACACAGTAGTTGATAGCTCTGATGATAATGTTGAAGAGTGTGATATCTACACCCACATCACACGAGATAACAACAGATACGTCTGGCATCAGGAAGTACACGGAAAGATATTAGAGAAATCCTACGGGAAAGCACCTGTTGATGTAAGTCCTTGGATTCCATTGAGATTTAATACAGTCGATGGTGAGGATTATGGAAGAGGTAGAGTCGGACAATTTATTGGCGACTTAAAATCATTAGATGCACTGTCCCAAGCCTTAGTGGAAGGAAGTGCAGCCGCTGCGAAAGTCGTATTCACAATTTCTCCTAGCAGTACCACGAAGCCTAGTACCCTTGCTAACGCTGGGAACGGTGCAATCGTACAGGGTAGACCTGACGACATAGGAGTCGTACAAGTAGGTAAGACTGCTGATTTTAAAACAGCATATGAAATGATGTTGCAACTAGAACGTAGACTTAACGATGCGTTCTTGGTTATGCAAGTCAGAGATTCTGAACGTACTACAGCGGAAGAGGTACGCCTCACACAAATGGAGCTTGATGCTCAATTAGCTGGACTATTTAGTCTGCTTACTACTGAGTTCTTACTTCCATATCTAAATAGAATACTTAGTCAATTCCAAAAGACTGGAAAGATACCACGTCTACCAAAGGATATTGTTAAACCTACCATCGTAGCTGGTGTTAATGCACTAGGTCGTGGTCAGGATAGAGAAAGCTTAGGTCAGTTCCTAACAGTCATCTCTCAGACAATGGGACCGGAGGCAGTACAGAAGTTTATTAATCCAGAGGAAGTTATCAAACGCTTAGCCGCTGCACAAGGTATTGATGTATTGAACCTAGTTAAATCAATGCAAGAGATACAAGGTAAGGAGCAGCAAGCACAACAAATGGCTATGCAGCAACAGCAACAAGAGAATCAAGTTGCAATGATGAAGACTCCAATGATGGACCCATCTAAGAACCCTGCAATGGCTGGTCAACAACCACAACAACCACCTGAACAAGGATGAGCGAAGAACAAACATTAACAATGGAGCCAGTAATTAATACTGAAAATGCAGAATCAGTTACTGACTTAACAACAGAAGAAAAAGATTCTCTATTAATTGGAGAGGATATGGAACGTCAGCAAGAAAATTTACTTGCTGGTAAATATAAAGATGCCAAAGAATTAGAGAGTGCTTATCAAGAACTCGAAAAAAAATTGGGCGAAAAATCTGATGGGGATTCAGAAGAAGTCGAATCAAAAAATGAAACTGAAGAGGAAGCTCCAAGCGATGTAGAGGAGAATTTTCTTGATCAACTATGGGACGAAGGTACTAATGAGAAGTTGACCAAAGAAACTTTTGAGAAGCTATCTAAAATGTCTTCCGTTGATGTTGCTAAATTAGCAATGCAACAACGGCAACAGTTAGAACAAAGTTCACAAAGCAGAGAGTTTACCGAGAGCGATGTCCAACAGATACAAGGATTAGTTGGTGGTCAAGAGAACTACAACAATATGATGGGCTGGGCTGCAGAAAATATACCTGAACAAGAAGTTAATTTGTTTGATGCAGTAATGGATAAGGGTGATCCACTAGCTGCTTACTTTGCTGTACAGGCAATGGCTTTGAGGTATCAGGATGGAGTAGGTAGAGAAGGTCAAATGGTTAGAGGTAAAGCACCTAAAGCCCAAGGTGATGTATTCAAAAGTCAACAAGAATTAATCGAAGCTCAATCCGATCCGAGATATAACGATGACCCTGCATATCGTGAATCAATATTGCAGAAACTAGAACGATCAAACATTAACTTTTAACTATGGCTAATAAAAATTCAGGTGTTAAGTCATCATTTGCAGATGGTGCTGGTTTGACTGAGAGAACTGCTGCTGATCCAGGAGCAAGAGATAGAAACAAACCTTGTCCTTCAGGTTTCTACAGAAACAAGGCAGGTAAGTGTGTTCAAAAAGGAGTAGGTCCACAGTACAAACCATAAACATGACTGAAAAAAAGAAAAAGAAAACTCTTTCAGAAAAAGCAATTGAACTACTTAAAGGTGGTGCTAAAAAAAGAAAGATAGGTAAGTTGATTGGTTTAGATAGAAACAAAGCATTAGAAGACGCTTTTAAAGAAAATTTCTAGGTAGACATGGCGACCTGAACCTTCATCATCGCCTTACACCTACCTTAATTCAATGACTACAACTACCGAATACGGTAAGCAAAATATCTTTGCTAAAGAAACACCTCCTCGTCTAATGAATGAACAAGAACAAGACTTTTTATTAGAGCAAGCTGAACGAACTAATGGTCAACTAGCCATGGTTGGATTCGTTGCTGCAATAGGAGCATACATAACTACTGGACAAATTATTCCAGGAATCTTTTAACACTTTATAAATGACTACAGCCACACTAACAAAACCATTTGACAACTGGCAGCGTTTCTGTGACTGGACTACAAGCACTAATAACCGTCTCTATGTGGGATGGTTTGGTGTGCTTATGATCCCTGCACTATTAACCGCTGCAACAGCATTTATCATAGCTTTCATAGCTGCACCACCAGTTGACATAGATGGTATTCGTGAGCCTGTCTCAGGATCTCTACTCTATGGAAACAACATCATCTCAGGGGCAATCGTCCCGTCATCTAACGCAATCGGTCTTCACTTCTACCCAATCTGGGAAGCTGCAACCCTCGACGAGTGGTTGTATAACGGAGGACCATATCAACTTATTGTATTCCACTTTCTCATCGGTATCTCAGCATACTTGGGACGCCAATGGGAACTTAGTTATCGACTCGGAATGAGGCCATGGATTTGCGTTGCTTATTCTGCACCCGTTGCAGCATCCTTTGCTGTATTCCTCGTGTACCCATTTGGACAGGGGAGTTTCAGTGATGGTATGCCTCTTGGTATTTCAGGGACTTTCAATTTTATGTTTGTCTTTCAAGCGGAACACAATATCCTTATGCATCCGTTCCATATGCTCGGTGTTGCAGGGGTATTCGGTGGAGCTTTATTCGCTGCTATGCATGGAAGTCTTGTTACTTCTTCGCTTATCCGTGAGACGACAGGCTTAGATTCACAAAACTATGGATACAAATTCGGCCAAGAAGAAGAGACGTATAACATTGTTGCGGCTCATGGCTATTTTGGGAGACTTATCTTTCAGTATGCCTCTTTTAATAATAGTCGTAGCTTACATTTTTTCCTTGCTACTTGGCCCGTCGTTTGCATATGGCTTACCGCTATGGGAGTCTCCACTATGGCTTTTAATCTCAACGGCTTTAACTTCAACCAATCAGTCGTCGATGCCAGCGGAAGAACAGTCCCAACTTGGGCAGACGTTCTTAACCGTGCTGACTTAGGTATGGAGGTAATGCATGAAAGAAATGCTCATAACTTCCCACTTGATTTAGCAGCGATAGAAACTACACCAACTGTTTAAAAATATTTAAGGACAACTAAATAATGGCTCATAATCCTAAGTTTGATAGGAGGGTTCATGCTGCCAGTAAGGTAAGCAGTCCTAAGACTAAAGTCAAAATCTTATTAAACGCAGCACAAATCTATAACGATGCCTTAAAAGGTACTAATTAATGTCACGTCCGTTCATCCCTATGGGACGCATGACGACCTAAGCATGGAACGGGGCTTAGGTACTTGGAGATTAATCCTATGAC